TGTACCTCAACCGGATGTTCACGGAGAGCCGTGACGTGCTGGGGCGTGTGGCAGCGGAGAAGGTGTCGGAGAAGATCAACGCGCTCGGCAGCACGGCGAAGACGCTGTTTGGCGACCAGTTCCCGCAGGTGCAGAAGTCGCTCAGGGACATGGCGACGCTTGGGCGCAATATCACAGACAGCGATCTTGCTCGCCTTGCAGGAATGCCGATCACCGACCAGATTCAAGCGATCAACGCGCTGACAAAACAGGTAGCAGATCTGAAGGGCATCAACCTCCTGCGCGTTCTAGAGCAGGCGGCTGCAGATGGAAACGCCAACCGCGTTGTCGATGCGATACTGAAACCGAACAACGTCAGTGCCGTGAAGGCAGCCAAGGACATCTTGGGTGATCAGTCCCCGACGATGGAGGCGGTTCGCGATCTCGCTCTGCGGGACATCATGGCCAAGGCTGCAGATCCCGGCGACGACTTTGTCGAGGCCGTATTCTCAGGGAAGAACGCAGCTGCGATTGAGCGCGCGTTGAACAGCTATGGTCGCCCCACCCTGAACGAACTTCTCGGCGAGGATGTCGTTGACGGGCTGTACAGCCTCGCACGGTTCTCCAGAGTGGCGTCGAACGATCCGATCAAGGGGTTGGGTGCTCTTGCCCCCGCCACCATCGCCGGGTCCTTGGGCGTGGTTGGCCTTGTCACGGCCCCGTTCGCAACGTTGTCCACCGCAGGGGCGATCTTGGCCATGTCCAAGCTTCTGCGCACAAAAGCCTTCCTGAACCTCATCACCCGCCCCACTGGCGTTCGCCCGGGCGCAGGGGTGGACTACGACCAGGTGGGCCGTGCTCTGGAGACCGCGTGGGAGATCGCTGGCCAAGTCTCCGCGCAGGGGGTGTCCCAAGGAGCGCAGGCCACGGAGCAGCGTGTGCAGCGCATGCAGGAGCAAGGTATTCCGCAGGTCAGCATGCCGCGCGCCGCGCCTACAGCCGCTCCCGTCGCTGCTCCCCCGAGACTGCGCGTTACCTTCGGCGGCGCGGGTCCGAGTGCGTCGGCCCCAAGTCCGAGGCCGATGGAACTTCTTGGGAGTAACCCGATAGACGCGGCGCGGAACGCGGCTATTCAAGCTCGTCAGTCTCCGTGATCGAGTTCGACCTTCAGTTCGACGCGGACGCCATTGCCACCAAACAAGCGGACTAGCTGGTCCGCTTCTTCCTCAACCATTTCAAGGGCTTCGTCGCCTTCGAACTGGGACGCCATGTCCAGCGCCATGCCGATGAAGTTGATCAAGGCCTCGATCTGCATCGGGTGCATGTCCTTGATCCCGAGGGATTTGAACTCCTGTTTCAATCGACTTCTCCCCAGTTATTGGTAAGGGCTACGTCCACCTTCGAGGGTACCTTGAGAACGTGCCCAAGTCCATTCTCCATTATGTCGGTAATCCGGGCCGACTGAGCGTCGCTTTCCACTGAAAAACAAAGCTCATCGTGGACCGTGAGCATCGGAACTAGGCCCTCCCTGTGACAATCTGCCATAGCCTGCTTGTTCTGGTCGGCAGCAGAACCTTGGATCAGTTTGTTCAGCGCCTTGTAGGTGAAGGCCCTGCGAAGCACAAAGCCGTACTCCTTGCGCGCCTCCTCGAGCGGCAGCGGCTTCTTGTAGCCGAACTTAGGCTCCCAGAGGTGGAAGCGGCACTTGCGCCCGAGCAGCGTCCGGATCGTCCCGTACTTATCCGCTTGCTGCGTCGCGATCTCGGCGAGGCCCTTCACGAAGGGAACACGCTGGTGGTGCGTGGCCAGTAGAGCCTCGGCTTCCTCAACCGAGATCCCAAGCTGATTGGCCAACTTGCCCTTACCCATGCCGTACATGATGCCAAGGTTCACGACCTTGGCCTGCTTGCGGCTGATCCCCGCGATGTCCGCCACCATCTGGTGCAGGTCCACATTCTCCGTGTGGTACCGCTCGACGATGTGATCGACCATCGGATGCCTGACGGTGTCAGGAAGGCTCGCGGCCCAATGCACCAGCAGCCGAGGCTCCTGCGACGAATAGTCGTACGACCCCCAGCGGCATCCCTCCTCGGGCAGAAACAGGCCCCGGATCAGGGACTTGATCTCCGGGTCCCGGGCAGGAATCTGCTGGAGGTTTGGACTCGAAGAAGAGAACCGACCCGTCACCGTGCCGCCGTCGTCACTACGCAGCTGGTGGAACTCGCAGTGGATGCGTCCTTTATACTGATGCCGTAAAATCGTGTCAATGAAAGTACCATCCGCCTTGTCAAACTCCCGCAGCCGAACCAGCATCTGGCAGGCCTCATGCGGGTGGGCGTTGAGATACTGCTTGGTGAATGACGGCGCTCCAGCGTCGGTCCTCGGATACTCCAAGTTGAGAGCCTGAAACATCCGCTCAACCGAGGCGCTAGCCCAAGGATCAATGTCCACGCCGCTGATGTTCTTGATCTGCGCGCGTAGGTCCTTGGTCCTTGCTTTCAGAAGCGTCTTGGCCTTCTCCGCGCCATCCAAATCCACCCGAACGCCGCGCTTGCGCATTTCGATCATGAGCGGAATGAGGCTGGTCTCGAGGTTCCAGATGTTCCACAGGTCCTGCTGTTCGATCTCCGTGCGCAGGCGCTCCCACAGCTTGAGGGTCATGACCGCGTCCTGCTCGGCGTAGCCGCCAACGTAGCGAGGCGGCAGACGCCACATCTCGCTCTTGGGGTCGAAGCCCCACTCCTTGGCGGCAGCGCGCAGCAGACGCTCGTCCTTGCGCATGTCGATGTAGTCTTTGCCGAGGTTGTTCAGGCTGTAGGAAAGCCTGTTCTCGTCAACGATGGCCCCCGTGATCATCGTGTCGATGATCCGGCCTTGGATCGTCACGCCCTCGGCCTGCAGCCACCCGGCGTCGTAGGTGGCGTTGTGCATGATCTTGTCGATCTGCGGCGTGGCCATTTGCCTCTGCAGCCAGCGCATGGTCATCTTCGGGTCAAGGTTGTGACCGTTCTGGTGCCGCATCGGGAAGTAGGCAGACATGTCCCCGGCGGCGATGGCGACCCCGACGATGTAGCCGTCGTTCCGAGCCCAGCCCGGGCCCAGAGTGATCAGGTTGGGGTCGTAGGTCTCAAGGTCAATGGCGATCTGCTTGTACCCGGTCAGGTCCGGATACTCGGTCGGCATGTTCCAGTCGAGTTCAGCATCCGTGTCGATGAACAGGTCAGTTTGCCGCATCCATCAACTCCCCGCCACATGCCAGATAACCGCAGCCGTCCACCCAATTGTCGTCGTGCTTGGGGTTGCTGCGGATGCGCGCCAGCTTGAGCAGCGTCATCATTACCGCGACGTCTGCAGGCGTGACCTCGACGCCAAGATGAACCGCCCAATAGTCCGCAATCGTGCGGAAGTTGTCTTCCATGTTGCCGTGGTCAGCGGCGCGGTCGCGGGTCACATAGCCTTTAGCGGTGTCGAGGACTTCAGCACGTTTCATAGGTGGTACCTGTAGGTTCTGTCAGTGTCCAAGATGTGAAGGGCCTTTCGCGTGCGCGTTATGCCGACGTAGAATGCACGATGCTCGTCGTCCTGATCGTTGCTGGCGCAGGCGATGGTGGTGCCAAGATACACCACGCAGTTGTCGTCTTCACCCCCTTTCATCGCATGGAACGTCGAAAGCTTGATGCGCGGGGCAGACTGGATGTTTTCCCCACGACGCTCCAGCGCCTGTATGTACATGCGCTCGTCCTCGGACATCTTGATCACGGACAGTGCATCTTGGTCCTTGGACGCCAGAAGGCCGAACTCACGCACCAGATCCTCGTACCGATAGTCACCCGCTGGGTCACCGCTCTCGAGCAGGACTGATGCCCCGCGCCTTACGGCAGCGTCCTTCCCCTGCTTCGACACATGATCATAAAGGTTCTTGATCAAGGAGAGCGGAATCGATTCGTTTCTCTGAAGACTGCGCCATGTCCAGATCGCCTCAGCCATCTTGGGTCGCAGCGACGGCCTGCCCTTGAGGCTGTACAGGTATCCAGCCTCCTCAAGCCAATCCCGATAGAGGCCCAAGAACCCGTTGGTGCGGGCCATAAGCGTCCAAGAACCCTTGTGCAGCGGCACCGTGTCAAGGCCGAGGTGGTAGTCCAACTCCCCCGGCTCACTGGTGGGATGGTAGTCCTTGGGCTCCCGCTTCTGGATCCGACGAACGACGATGGACGCGAGGTTGAAGACCGCTTTCGGCAGCCGGTAGGACTGCGTCAGAACACGCCTCTCGGTTGAGGCGCTGAGGAACCGATCAACCTCTACGCCAGTCCAAGCATGGATGGCCTGATCGTCGTCCCCCGCATACACCGTGCGCTTGCTGTTGGCCCGGATCCTGTGAACCATCTCCCACTGCAGTGGCGTCAGATCCTGCGCCTCGTCCACGATGAACAGGTCAAAGTACGGAGGATCAACGTACGATACAAACTGGTCGATGAGGTCTACGAAATCCACCTTGCTGAAGGTGGATTTGTAGGCGGTCAGTGAAGCTTGGATCTGGCGTAGCTTGGAGAAGGACAGGCTGTAGTTGTTCGCCTTGTTGAACTCTTCCTCCAGAGTGACCATGCGGTAGCGCGCTCGGTCGAGGATCTGGAGATAGTATACGCCGCTGCCACCAGTCGC